AACACCTTGCTGAATCCACTTCGGAAGATATTCGTAAGCGAGCTGTAGTTTAGCTAACAGGTCTCGCGCGAGCGCTCCCTTGTTCGCGAGGATAGCAACGTTCTGTTGATCCGTGAACAATACGAGCCATAGGATATATGCAATAGATGTAGTAGACTTACCGACCTGACGAGGAAGCTTACAAATAGAAAAGCGATTGTCTGCAAACGTATGCAACATTTTCGCTTGGAAATCCCACATCTTAAACGGCATAAGACCAAAGTCTACGTTGACGATCTTGATATAGTTGCGAGCAAAATACTCTACGTCTTTAGCGCATTTGATATATTCATCTGCTTCATGTTTGGTGTACTGATGTATGACACCAACAGCTTTGAGGTTGGGATTACCTAGATATGTTTTGACTGCCATTACTTACGACCGTTAATCAATGCCTGCAGCTCAGCTGAGGTCCCTACGAAAATAGCGTTGTCGGCTTGAATGTTTTGAGCAGGTGCTTTAGGTTCATCAGATTTCTTGAGTTCTTTAAGTTTCTTCTGAATATCTAATAGGTCTTTGTTGGCATCTACCATTGTCTTGATAAGTTGTCCCACGACTTCGAATGCGCGTGGGTGTTCTGACGTTTTCGCAACCATGAGCGCTTCTTCAAGGGCATCATTGCCTTTGTGAATGATTTGATGCAGGTTATTTCTAACCTTAGCGAAATCATCATCAATATCCGCATTAGGATCTACCTCTATCGGTGCTAATGGTTGAACCATAGGCGCAGATTCAGGTAAATTCAAAGCATTTTCTACGTTCAATTCAAAATTACTCTTGTGATTCATCTTGTCCTGTCTTTGGGTTGTACTTAAAACCGTCAGTGAAGAAATATGAATTCGAGCAGAATCCATAATCATCTTCCGGATTAATCATTGTGTATGGAATAGACGCAGCGCTGTTTGTTGTTGGCGAACCATTAGCCAGTAGTCCTGGACGTACAACAACTCTCGAACTACGACCAGTACGAGCAACATCACCAAGAGTAATATTAGAACCATAACTCGTATTTGATGTGACAATACCAAAGTCGATTTGCGCACGTTTGATGATACCAGAACGACGAACAGGACCATAGAAATATGCTTTAACTGTGAAATCAAATGTGTATATCAAAGCTCGACGTGTGTTAAAATCACCTTCGTATGTATCTTCAATAGATACTGTATTAAGAATTGTAGGAACGTCTAGGGTGATACTGGTTTGCGGTATTAGTCTAATCTGATTAGTCCATTCTGGACCAAAATAAGGAACTATTTGCTCAAGAATTTGCGCACCATCATCTGCATTACGAACATACGCATACAGGTTAAACTGTAGATCGTATGGAACAGGCATATAGTTGAAATCTAATTTATTATCGTCTGTTGTAATCTTGATGTTTTTTGTTAAACCATTCAGACGACGAACACCATCATAGTTCAGCGTCGTCATTTCAAACCCCATACGAGGGAGTTGAATAGCCACAGGCTGATCTAAGTTAGGGTCTTGAACTGTACGAACTAGGAACTTTTCTTTAGGGCCATACGCAAGAGGTATTGTTATGGCACTTATGTTGTTATTGTTTGAGTCATATCTGCGAATGACGATATCGTTAAACATATTACCAAACATGATAACATATTTACGCAGCGATTGATGATAAAACTGTGATCCAAACATTAGTATCTGTCCACTTCAGAGAATGGGTTACGTTCGCTGAAGTCGAGGAATTCAAACGACTTCGTGGTGAAGTATTCGTTGTTAGCCAACTTATCTTGCGTTTCGACTCTGTATTCCCACAGAATAGATTCGCCATCTTCGTTCATAATAGAACCATCACCACTTTCGACAGTGATTTGATAGTTAAGAATATTGGCATCAATACGAGTACCGATAGCGTCGATTTCAGTGTTACCTGTAGCAATAGTACCGAAACGGTCAACGAGTTCACAAGTTAATTCATATGTATAAAGTTTACCATGTTGGTAGAATACTGCTTCGTTTTCTACGAATTTGATTTCGTATAGTTTTCTATTCAGAGGAAAGTAAATCCAGTCACCTTCGAACGGTCTGGATGAAATCGTTTGATAAAGTTCTGATTCACCAGCTTCCATACGTAATGCGTTGCTGTTGCCCCAGGAATTCGTATCAGCTTCTTCCATTTGGATATTGTAACCAACTTCCGTTATGACTTTTTCATTAGAAACCTGTTCCCAACGCTTACGAGCCATAACAAATGTGATAGAATCTCGAATTTCAAGATTGAACTTAGAAAGGAAATCGCCTTCGCCTTCGAAACCCTGAGTATTCTTGATATACATTTCAATATCAATAGCATCGTTGAAAGCAGATGAAACGTCTTCACCGAGTAGTGCGTCTGGATTCACGAGCGTGCGCGGCATATATTTCACGTCTAGACCGTAGATCTTGATAGATTGTACAATCAAATCTTCAGCAAGGTCTTGCTGGCGACCAAAGGTAAACGGACGGAAATACTTATTGGTTGTCATCGTTATCCGATCATATCCGTAACGGGTAAGCTGTAATCGTTAATAACCGTATCTTCAAGCTTTTGGATTTCTTCATTAGCTTCATCCCAAATCTTTTGGCCATTAAATGTAATACCACCCGGAAGATTCATGCCTTCATAAAGCTTGAGATGCTCGCCCCACTGACGCTTAACAAGCTGAGTAGCATATTGTCTAAGCCATGGTTCGTCCCATACGTCTGGGTTTTCTTCTGGACTGACTTCACGATAACCGTCGATCATGATATATTGACCTGCTACCGTGTCGTCTCCCCAGTTCATATCAATGTAAAGTTTATCAGTATTACGATTATAGCGAATAGGTTTCTTACCAACAAACACTTCTTCAAGGAACTCGATATGACGCATCGCTACGACGTATGGTGTGACCGATACACTAGAAATATTGAACAGTTCGTTTAGATGAAGCTGATAACGGATATTGAATAGATTCATAGCACCGTAGGAATCATTAATATCGAAAATGCGAGTTACACCTACGAAATCTTCCGGAAGCGTAACATATTGATTGGTGATATCCGTTTGCGTTAGTTGATACGGATAATACACATGCTGCATACCATCAAAATGATAGTCGCGATACTTTAGCAATGCGTCGTCAATACGATCTTCGATCTGTTCGTCATCCACATTTATGTCAATAACAGGAGCACCTAAACGTCTTAGGATGTATTCTTTAAACTTTTCTCTAGACGTGATTTTAGTCATATGACGACTCCATGTTTACCCCTTTATTTATTCAGTAATGGTAGAATAAGAATCTGTAATTAAAACATAATCCCCAGATAACCTATCAAAAGTAATAGAAACCCAATACTACCAACACCAACTGAAGCCCATAGCAATCCCATGCTTACTGCTAAAATTGAAGTAGAACTTAATACGATTGCAATCTGAAGAGCGGCAGAAGCTGTACTATAATATGGGCTTTTAGCTTTTGCTTCTGTGCGATCAGCTTCATACGCTCTTGCTTTAACCATTAGTTCTTTTTTACCTTCACCGGATTCAACATCCGATTCGTATCTAGCAGCTTTTGATTTATATCTTGCTTCGGCAGCTTTATCACCACGAATTTCAGCATCTTCTGCAGCCATTTCAGCTAGAGTTTGCTTGATACTTTTAGCCTGATAAAAAGCCCAAGTGTCGGAAGCTAGAAGCGTGTTAGTAAGAACTCTGCCACTATTAGCATTACCTAAAAGTGTGCAAATAGCAAGAAGCAATGCATAGATTGAAATTGTTACTGCACCACGACCTTTCATCACTGCTTCACCTTCGGAGCGAGACAGTTCTTTTCCGTCTTTTCCTTTAATCATTATTTCGCTCCTCTTTCCAATAGAGTAATTCTTTTATCTAAATCTGCTCTACTAAGTGCTGATGATCTGTCAATAGAATCAATTCTGGTGTTGAGTATTTCTTTAAGTTGCTGTATCCCTAAAATAGATTCGGATCTAATCGCTGCTCTAGCTTGTGCAGCATCAGCTTGCATTTCAAGTGTTATTTTTTGATTCGCTGCTAATTGCTTTTCTCTATCAAGAGTCATAGCTGCACGGGCAAGAGCAGCATCCTTCTCAACCTTGTCGATCTTATCGTTAAGAGCTTCACGTATCTGTGCCATATCAATAGTAGTACCCTGTGGAGGAATTGCTTTATTATCAGCATTCACAACAACTGCAATTTTACCTTTCAGCACAATAATCTCATTTGATGCACTAGATAATGCAGTCATAAGGTATACAACACAGCTAAACAATATTGGTATGCCGGCAAAGGTTATTTTCTCAACCATTGCACCTTTACTAGCAGAAGCAGCAAGAGTTTCTGCTATCTTTTCATTTTTTTCTTCTTGAGTTGACATATTAAACTCCAATTAACTTGAATATTGATGTTAACATACCGAGGTCAAATTTTCCTGTCACCATAGATAATCCCATAAGAGTTACAACTATAGCACCAGCAAATATTACTATAACAGAAACCACACCTATGAGATTTTCTAAGCGTTTTATTTGCTCTAACATAGTCGCAAGCTTTTCTTTATCGGTTTTCTTTTCGAAACCGATAAGCCATGGATGAGCGGCTAAGTCATGAGGG